TTTCGTCTGATAAGTCTTCTCTCGTTGAAGGTGATGTGATTGAAACGATTGATAAGTCTTTGAAACTCAAAGTAAATAAACTAGATGGTTCGAATAATCATTTTGATATTGAAGTAGGTTCTAATTCTAATCTGAATATAATGGTTCGTGATGGTGCCTTGAATATGAATGTGAACGGTAATGTAAATCTATTAAGTAATGATGATGTGAATATCTCTTGTGATAACTTTAGAGTTGACGCTTCGAATAAGGTGACGATCTCTAGTGGTGATAAAATGTTATTAGATAGTTCGGGTGAGAATGATATTAATGGTACCCCTATCAACCTAAACTAGTCTAGGGGGAAACTGGTAAACTTTTCTAAACTATAAATGCAATAGACACTTATGAGAATATTTGATTGGATAATAATTACTCTATTAGGTGGTTATCTAGGTTATATCTTTTTGATGGCGTTGATCAATACGATCTGTGATTGTGTCTAGGGGGAAACTGGTGAACTATTCGTTAGTATCTTTTTCGAAGTTTAATTCTAGTTGTACAGGTTCTGCTGTATCACATGATTGACAACATTCGGGTGTACCGCACCATAGATGTTCTTCTTTTGTTTTCTCTGGTAATGGTTCGCCTCGTCTTGGATATCTTTCTTCTGCTGTAGGGAATCGCTCTAAATTCATAAAACTATATATACATATGCCAACCTTTCAAAAAATCCTTACCGCAAAACACATAGAGTTTCCCGAATATCACAAAGTCTATAGTATCAGAGAACTCGGCAACTTCATAGACTATCGAAGAATCAATCGGGACAAAGAAGCACACTTTCGTTTAGAGTGTTTGATGAAAGAACTCGATCAACACGGCATGCAACATCCTATCATTGTATCGTATAATGGTTATGAAGTATCTGTCGGTCATCAAAGAGTATGGTATGCCAAACAAAGAGGGTATACTCATATCGATTGTTATCATATCGTAGATCAAGCGTCTTGGGAAAAAGTTTTTCTTTATACAAATTCAAATGACTACTGGCAAAAATATTCTCACAGCGAAAAATGTAAACTTCCCTCATAAGCATATCATTGCAGATTTGTCAACATTGACATACAAGTGGGACAATGTACCGGTGAATGAGTGGACAGAGTATGCAGACGAATACGATATACCGTATAAAGAATTATTTTCGGATTTATCGGAGAAAGGTCTGTTAAATCCTGTGATAGTTCGTGATCTAAAAAATAATGGTGTATTGCGAAAATATCATTGTGGGGGTCGGCGTATCATATGGGCGAAACGCCAAGGTTATACACATATTAGTGCCTATATTGTTTCTGACTGGATCAGCGAAGAAGGTCGAAAAGAAATAGATACGATTGTGAACGACCAATGGTTTCGAATTGACTAAATAATATGATATGAATAAAGTTCGAGGAATACATTAAAACCCGTCCTGGGTTCGATTATAGATTTATAATCATATTTTACAAAGGAGAATACATGTTAAGATTAATTACCCTTACGGCAATTGGTATGCTGTTTTTCACTTATGGTGCAATGGCAACTGAGATCATACCGTATGGTACTTTCAATTATAAATTATCACATGATCAAAATTCTTCTGGCACAGCATATAGTAAACTAGAAAATAACGGATCAAAAGTAGGCGTAGAGTTTATAGACTTAGGCGTTGAAGGAGATACGATTACTGGTTTTGCAAAGTTAGAAGTTGGTCTTGATGTTGATGATGGTGGTTCGAATACCTTTGATAGTCGTCTTGCATATGTCGGTTTAGAAAATTCTGGCGGTGCGGCATTATCTGTAGGTAGACAATCTCACCCATTTGGTAATGTAAACAAGACTGCTAACTTTGAAGTCTATGGTAGTAATGCCATATGGAAGTATGCAGACCGTTCAAGTAATACTGCAAAGTTTGCTTTGGGTGGACTAGAAGCAATGACTATCGTTGACGGTTCAACTGGCGAAGATGGCATGGACGAATGGGAAGTTTCTTACTCTCATTCTTTACAAGGCATTGATGTTGCTGTTGGATACGCTGATGATGTTGTAAACGATATCTCTTATTGGGGTGCAGGTGCATCCACAAATCTCGGTGATTTAACTATCGCTTCAACTTACACAATCAAAGATGCTGCTACAGACCTTTCAGGTATGGAAGCAACAGTAGGTTGGAAAGATGTCACCGTAGGTTACGGAGATAAAGAAGGAACTGGAGTGTATTATACTGTGGGTCTATCTCACGGTGTATCAGATAACTTAAGCGTCTATGCTGAATATCAGCATGATGATGTGAATACTGGTACAGATTTAGATCACTACTCAGTAGGAACTAAATTAACATTCTAAATAAACATATAACAAAAGGAGAAATTCTTATGGATAAATGGTTAAAAAATATTGACGCATGGAAAGATTACGGACTTATTCTGTTAATCATCTGCCTGTTTACAGGTATTCTTGCACCAATGGCATTAGTCAAGTGGGGTTTAATCGCTTGGGTAGGTGCTAATCTTTGGAAAAGATGGAAGGCATAGAACATGAGAGATATAACTAAGAACCGCTTCAAACGATTACTTTATGTTTTAATCGTAATAGGTGCTTTTTGGTTAGGACATTATTACGGTGAACAGACACTACAAGTCATTGACGAGGTGCCTGTACCAAAAATCACAATTGAAATGCCAACAGGAGATGTTGGCGACATTGAAGTGCCTACTACTTCAGAAGAAGTAAGAGGTTAATCATCTAATCGACCGTATCGTTTAATCAGGATTGATCTTAATCTTTCCCAAACGATACGGTCATAAACTTGCTGTCCTGTACGAGGTTCTCTCAATGCAAGTTTATCATATTTAATTTTACACTTTAAAATTTTTTCTAACATTCTATTTGTGAGAAGTATGCCCAATAGTTTTCACCACTATCAGTTTTGTAATCAATAGAACCTAGGTAATTCATTTCAGTATCATATTCTTTTAGATTGATACCTAACTCACCTGCAGGATCAGATTTAGTAAGACCAATAGATATACCTGTAATCACTCCTTCTCTAGGAAGAATTGATCCTCTTTGATTAACAGAAACATTATCGCCAATTTTAATTATCATAATATATACCTTTCTAATTATTGTGAGTAGTCTTCAACATAATCTAGTAATGGTGAAAACTTACTTGATAGATCAACGGTATCAACTTCATCACCGTCTTCATTGTTTTCATTATAGTCTTCAATTATCTTATTCATTTCGCCTTCAGCGTGAACAAGTAATTTGGTAATCTTATCATTCATTTCTTCGTATGTCATAATATAACTTTCTCCTTAATCATTTTAATTTTTTTTGCTTTATTACCGGTCTTCTTATACCACTTATCATAAACATCTTTTAGAGTTTTGAATTTTCTTTTTGGTATTGATATGTGAACCATATCAAGTTCACCCCAAACAGGTCCTGGTGTTGGGGTGACAGCAAATTCTATATGTACATTCATTATAGTACCTCAAATCCTTGTAATACTAATATTAATAATAAAATAATAATAGTAGATTGTTGATTGAAGACATATTTAAATTTTTGTTTTTTCATTACGCTGCCTCCATTAGAGAGTAAGGTACACGCCACTTAGAACCGGCACAATCGACAACTGCTTTCGCAGGATTCTTTTTGACAATAAAACCATGATGTTTACGACCATTAGGTCTACCAAAGATTACTTTATCGCCAACATTAAATTGAGACTTAGAAGACTTAGAACCTTTTGCTTCAGCAATCGCTGCTTGCAATAAGAACAAATGTTCTTTGTGTTGAGGATCTCTGATCCATTCTAGGATCTCAGGTAGATTGTTAAATTTAAGTTTCATAATATAGTTCCTTTCAATTAAATATACTCTTACGGTACACTATAAATAGTAGAAAGTCAAGCATATAATACACTTTTTTATAAGAAAAAAGTATTGTTTTTCAATGACTTAATAAATGGTGCGTCAGCATGTCGCACATGAAACGGAGATTTTATGGGATTTTTTAGTAAATTATGGTCAGGTTGGGGTAAATCAGAGAATGTACTACCACCTAAGAAGAAAGAAACAACAAAGAAAAAGGTAGTCAAAAAGAAAAAGAAGACTACAAAGAAAAAAGGAAAGTAATGGGTACATGTAAAAACTGCGGACATGGGTGTCATTGTAGTAATGGTGGTTCTTGTGGTTCATGCGGTTGTGCAAACTGTGAACATGAGGCATAATGGCAAAGGGACTTAATATAAACAATAACTATGAGAGAGGCGTAAAGAAACGCACATCTATAGGTGATAGTTCTAGAACAAAACCAAAGAACAAACACAAACGAAGACAATTCAAAAGAGGTGTTGGGCAAGGCAACAGTAGATAATGCCTGGCGTTTCACGAAACGGTGTTGACATCGCTGGTGGTGTTGCGATAGAAGGTAGTGGTAATGTCAACGCAAACGGATCAGGTGTAGTTCGTGTAGGTGATAAAGTCGCCTCTCATGGTGTTTCACCTCACTCACCTACGCCACCCATGGTAGGCAAGTCATCTACTGTATTTGCAAATGGTAAAGGTGTTTGTAGATCAGGTGACGCCGCTTCATGTGGTCACACTATATCAGGTTCTTCTAATGTTTTTGCAGGTTAGTATATAAATAGTTTACATGGCAATACTTCAATCAGGATATACAGACGCTTCAAGAACAAATGCAAGTTCTAGATCATCTAGACTTTACAGAGATGTATCATTGTCATTTGAAAAGAATAATGCGTCAGGTGATGTTATTGTTAAGAAAGATGTTGACGCTGTAAAACAGTCTGTGAGAAATCTTATTCTTACAAATCATTATGAAAGACCTTTTCATCCTGAGATAGGTTCTAGTGTAAGAGCAATGCTCTTTCAACCTATGAATCCTATAACTGCAAATGTTTTACAAAGAACGATTGCAGAGTGTATAGAAAATTTTGAACCTCGTGCTAGACTAGTGTCAGTTATTGCTTCGGCACAACCTGATGTTAATTCTTACGAAGTCACAATTAGTTTTTATGTTGTCAATGTACCAGGTGAATTAATAACTTTACAAACAATGTTAGAAAGAAGTAGATAATGCCAAAAAGAATTAATGTCACAGAGTTAGATTTTGATACAATCAAAAGTAATTTAAAAACTTTTCTAAGACAACAAGATCAATTTACAGATTATGATTTTGAAGGTTCAGGTATGTCAACTATATTAGATGTACTTGCCTATAACACACATTACAATGCTGTCTATGCAAATGTTCTTGCTAACGAAATGTTTTTAGATAGTGCTGATTTAAGAAACAGTATTGTATCACATGCAAAACATGTTGGGTATACACCAAGAAGTGCAACATCACCTGTTGCATATTTAAATGTTGTAGTTAACAATGCAACCGGTTCAACTTTGACCGCCGCTCGTGGCACAACTTTTACAACTACAGTCGATGGTGTATCTTATAACTACATTGTTAAAGACGCAACAACAATTTCGCCAGTTGATGGTGTTTATACTTTTTCTAATTTAGAAGTTTATGAAGGCACACTTATTTCAAACAAATACACAGTAGATACTACTGACGCAGATCAAAGATTCTTAATAAAAAATAATTTAGCAGACACAACTACTTTATTAGTGACTGTACAAAATAGTTCAGGTGATACAACAACATCTACATACACACTTGCAACTGATCTAGCAGATATTACATCATCATCAAAAGTTTATTATCTAGAAGGTGCTGAAGATCAACAATACGAAGTTAAGTTTGGTGACGGAGTTCTCGGTGCTGCTTTATCAACTGGTAATATTGTGACACTATCTTACATAGTCACAAACGCACAAGAAAGTAATGGTGCAAGTTCATTTAGTTTATCAGGCAACATAGGTGGTTTTTCTAATGTCACTATAACTACTGCAACTAATTCAGCAAACGGTGCTCAACCTGAAACACCTGATAGTATTCGATTTAATGCACCACGACAATATGCTTCTCAGAATAGAACAGTCACACCTAAAGATTATCAAAGTAAAGTAAAACAAATTTATACAAATGCAAAATCTGTTTCTGTATGGGGCGGTGAAGATAATGACACGCCTGTTTATGGTCGTGTATATATTTCAATTAATCCTGTTGCAGGTGCAACATTAACTGAGGCAACTAAAACAGATATTATTACACAATTAAAAGATTTCAATGTGGCAAGTATTACACCTATCATACAAGATCCTGAAACTACATCTATTCAATTAAATGTAAATGTTAAGTATGACGCTAAAACAACAACACGATCTGCTGATACTATCAAGGCACTAGTATCTACTGCTATAACTAATTTTAATAATAACAACTTACAACAATTTGATAATGTGTTTAGACACTCAAAATTTATTGAGACAATAAACAAAGTAGATACTTCAATCTTATCAAATATTACAACTGTCAAAATGCATAAGTCATTTACTGCAACAACAACTGGCGCAACAACTTATACAATTAAATTTAATAATGCATTTTACAACCCACATTCAGCACACAATGCAAGTGCAGGTGGTATTTTAGTTTCATCAGGTTTTAAAATAAATGGTGATACAACTAATGAATATTTTTTAGATGATGATGGTGCAGGTAATGTAAGATTGTATTATCTTGTAGGACAAACAAGAACATATACAAACAATACACAAGGCACTATTGATTACACAAACGGTACAGTCACACTAAACTCTTTGTTTATTACAACTGTTTCAAATGTAGATGGTGCAACATCAACTGACATAAGATTAACAACTATACCTAATTCAGTTGACTTAGTTCCAGTTCGTAATCAAATATTAGCGATAGATGAAACTAATACAACTGTAAGTGTAAACGCAGATACTTTTGATACTACATCAGGTATAGGTTATACAACAACATCAAGTTATGCTTCGTAGTCTATGGCAAAGTTCACAAAGAAAATAAACCCTCTAGTAAGTAGGCAGTTTCCTGAACACATTCAAGCAAATGACCCACTACTTGTGGAGTTCATTAAACAGTATTATACTTTTATGGACTCAGCACAAATTGTGTTGTCAAGTGTAAGTGCAAGTGATCAAATACTTTTAGAAACAGAAACAGAATCATTTTTAGCATTAGATGGTACAGACGCAAAAAGTAATAATGCTGGTGATTACATACTTGACGAACAAGAAACTATAGGTGAGTTTAGTAAAGGTGAAGTAGTCACAGGTCAAACATCAGGTGAGACTGCAACTATACTTGCTGAAGATACAGACAATTTAGAATTATATATAACTGCAAACACCAAGTTTATAACAGGAGAGACTATAACAGGTGGCACATCAGGTGCTCAAGGTGTGATATCAAGATATAGGGCAAACCCTAACGAAACTATATCACAAATCCTAGAGTACGCTGATGTGAATGATACACTAGATGATTTCTTTATTCAATTTAGAAATTCATTTCTACAAACAATACCTAACGACTTAACAAGTGGTCTAAACAAAAGGCAACTAACAAAAAATATTTTATCTTTGTACAAAAGAAAAGGTACAAAGAAAGGTCATGAAATATTTTTTCGTGCATTGTTCAATGAGACACCTGAGATTTATTATCCTACAGTTGACTTGTTAAGAGTTAGTGACGGTAATTTTAACACACAAAAAATTTTAAAGGCAACTTTAGTATCACCTTCTGATGGTGATATGACTAAACTATCAGGTCAAACAATTACACAAGCAAACATACCAGGTAACACAGTTGTTAATGAAGCAACTGCTGTTGTAGAAAGTGTCACAGTTAATGCTGTAAATTTAGGCGGCATTCAAAGAGATGTTGCTACTATTGTATTAAACAAAGATAATATAACAGGCACATTTCAAAATAGTTTAGGACATGCAATGGTCTTAGACGGCACAGACGGTTCATCTACTGACGCAGGTGATGATTTATTATTAGAAGATGGTAATAAAGTTTTACAACAAACTTTTGCTACGATAACAGGTATCGAGAATGATAATCCTGATACAACATTAACATTGAATATAGAAAGTATTGCTGATGATGTTAACTTTGTTAATCGTGGTCGTTATTATTCTGTAAGTGAAAATGTACCTGTAAAAAATCAAAGAGGTGGTGTTGGTCTTAATGCATTGATAGAACAAATAACATATGGTAGTATAGATGATATAATCGTTGAAACTGCAGGTTCAGGTTATGCTGTGGGTGATGTATTAAGTGTCACTAATCCTACTGACGGTTCAGGACTTGCAGGTGAAGTTGCTGTAGTTAATGGTGGTTTTCAATTAGAACAAGATAGTTTAGAAAATGGTATTCTTATATTAGAAGATAGTTCAACTGATCAGATAGTTATGGAAGATCAAACTAATTCTAATACTGGTGATATCACAAAAATTAAAATTACAAATAAAGGTGGTGGGTACTTATCTTTACCTACTGTATCTGTCACATCAACTGGCGGTTCAGGTGTAGCATTATTTCCTGTATCAAGTACCGTAGGTCAAGCACTAAGTGCAAAAGTATTAGATCATGGGTATAGATACGAACAAGCACCTATTATGAATCCAAAAGTGCATATGCAAATTGATACATTGTCAGGTGCATTTTCTACAGGTGAGACTATCACAACAACTGCTGAAGATAATCTTACAGTAGAGAGTTTTGTGCCTCAAGATTTTTCTATCTTACTAGAAGACTTCAGACATTCACAATTTAGATTAGAAGATGATCATGGTGGTATTGAATTAGAAAGTGGCGGTTTATTAGAGTTTGAAGAAGATAATGAAACTGCTGTGTTTGATGGTTTTGAACAAGACGGTATAATTACGGAAGATAGTGAAGGCAACAATAGATTAGTTCATACAATATATGTTGACAATCAAGAAACAGATTTTATAATCATATCACATAATGGTTCAACTGATAGTAGATTACAATTAGAAACAGACGATACTGTTTCAGGTGTAGTAGAAAGTTTTGATGGTAATACAAATATATTAACATTAACGGATGTCGTAGGTACATTTGACGATAAAGTCACAATTACTGGCGGCACATCAGGTGAAACTGCTCGTGTTAGAAATGCAGATCAAGCATCCTCAACTGCAACTGCAAATACAGTTGTTGAGACAGATGGTGAATATTCAAATGTTGATGGTCATATATCAGAATCTACAAAGAAGATACAAGATAGTTTATACTATCAAGATTATTCTTATGTTGTAAAAGTAGGTGAGGCATTATCAGAGTATAGAGAAAACTTAAAATCTGCTGTACACCCAGCAGGATTCTACCTTGCAGGTGAGGTGACTATTCGTACACGACTTGACGCTAAGTTAAGATCAGGTAGAACAATCACAGCAGGTATTGAACAAGATGAGATTATAGAAGCATTCAGAGTAATCTTTAGTGAGAAGATAGGTAGAAGATTAGGTACTACTACTGACGGTACCTCACTTCGTAGTAATCCTCAATTAGGTATTGAGGCAGATGAATCTTTCGCCTCTGCTTCTAGAGATGTCACTTTAAATTTAGATATTACTATTGATACAGGTGATGATAGAGAAACAAGTTTTAGAACAACCACAGTAAATCAAGGGTTTGTATATGCAGGTGCAAGAATGAGTGCTATTGGTACATTTGCCTTTGGTGCATTTAATCATGTGCCCGATAAATTATTAATAGACGGTACAGACGGTTCATCTACAAATGCAGGTGACGATTTACTACTAGAAACAGGTGGTGAAATAAAAAGAGAAGCAGCAAGTGATACTATGGATTCAGACGCTGTTAAATTAACAAGACTAAATAATATAAGATTAACTGGTACAGGCGACACTTCACTTGATGGCGAATTAAATCAATTAGGTGACTTCAATACAAAGATTGGAACTAGATATGCCATACCAGCACAAATTAATACATCAAGATCATAGATATGTTGTATAAATAGTTTCAGGAGTAAACATGCCAGCAATTATAACAAAAGATTTTAGATTACACAATGCTAGACAGTTCGAAGAAAGTTTTGGTGAGGGCGCAGATACTTACTATCTGGCAATAGGTAGACCTCAAGCATTCGCAGACAATCAAGCATTTAATGACGGAACAGACGCATCCCCACCAACACCGGTAGATGATGTAGGACAAGTAGAATATTACGCATATGATGATTTTCTATCTGCTAAAAAATTAACATCTTCAGATGTCACACTAGCGATACCTAGAAGAAACTGGACTACAGGTACAGTATATGATTATTACAGACACGACTATGGTGATATCAATAGTGCAGGTTCAACTATTACAAGTGATAGTGGTGCTAGTTCTTTATATGACGCAACTTTCTATGTAATGAATAGTACATTTGATGTATATAAATGTATCGATAATAATAGTGGTGGTGCTTCAACAGTAGAACCATCAGGTAATAAATCAACAAGTGTATTCACAACTGGTGATAGTTATAAATGGAAATACATGTATTCATTATCTGCTTCTGAACAAGCAAACTTTATGTCAACTGATTTCATACATGCTTCAACTGAGAGTACAGATTACTCAACGACTGCTGGCGCAATCGAACATGTGAAAATTACTGCTGGAGGATCAGGCGGAACAAACGGTACTTATACAGGTGTAGATATTCGTGGTGATGGATCAAGTGGTAAAGCAACAATTGTTGTTTCATCAAACGCCGTGAGTTCAGTCACAATCACAACTGCTGGTTCAGGTTACACATATGCAAGTGTCAAAGCAAGTGACTTTGGCGATGTATCAGGATCAGATATAGATTTTATTATTTCGCCACCAGGCGGACATGCTGCTGATATACCTGCAGAGTTAGGTGCTTTCTTTGTAATGACAAATCTTGATTTAACACAAGCAGATGGTTCAGGTGATTTCAGCACAGGTAATGATTTTAGAAGAATATCATTATTAAGAAACCCAACTGATAGCACAACCGGTTCAACTGCAACTGCAACTACACTAGACGCAACTAAGTCAATTACATTTAGTGGCACACCAGGTTCATTTCAGGCAGACGAAAAGATAACACAAGCAACAACTGGTGCTGTAGGTTTTGTTGTTGATTTTAATTCTACTACAAAAGTATTAAGATACATACAACCACAATTTGCAGATCAAGGTGTTGATAGCAATGGCAACTTAGTAGCATTTGCTAGTACACATACAGTCACAGGCGCTACTTCTAGTGCAACAGGTACTCCGAGTTCACATGACACTACACCAGAACTAACACACGATACTGGTGATATTCTTTATATTGAAAATAGAAAACCAATATCTAGAGCGTCAGATCAAACGGAGAATGTTAAGTTAATCATAGAGTTTTAGGGGCGATAGATGGCAACAAATTTTAATGTATCACCTTACTATGATGACTTTGCTGAGAGTAATAAATTTCATAGAGTTTTATTTCGACCAGGTTTTGCCGTACAAGGTAGAGAGTTAACACAACTTCAATCAATATTACAAAATCAAGTAGATAGATTTGGTCAACATCTTTTCAAAGATGGCACAATGGTCATACCTGGTCAAGTCAACTACAATGCAGAATATAGTTATGTAAAATTAGCAAGTCATACAACATCAACTGCTGCTTCTATATCAGGTACAACTTTAACAGGACAAACATCAGGTGTTGTTGCAGAGGTTACAAATACAAGTGAGGCAACTTCAACTGCTGCTGCAACTTTATATGTCACATACACAAAGACAGGAACTAATAATACATCATCAACATTTACAGAAGGTGAAACACTTTCAGGTACAACTAGTGAAGGTACTGCCTTTACTGCTGTTGTTGGTACTTCAGGCACTTCATTACCTACAAGTTCAAATGCAACAGGTTTAGCAAGTGCTGTAAAAGTAGAAGAAGGTGTATATTTCATAAATGGTTTCTTTGTAAAGAATGATGAAGAAACTTTAATACTAGACGCATATTCAAACTCACCTACATTTAGAGTAGGTTTCACAGTCACAGAAAGTTTTGTCACACCAGAAGATGATACTAATTTAAATGATAATGCACAAGGCACATCAAACATTAATGCCCCAGGTGCTCACAGATTTAAAATCGCATTAACACTTGCGAAGAAAAGTTTAACTGCTACAGACGATACTAACTTTGTAGAAGTATTAAGAGTTAATGATGGTGACATTGAAAGAATAGTTAAAAGAACAGATTACAATATTTTAGAAGAAACACTTGCTCGAAGAACATCAGACGAAAGTGGTGATTATGTAATTAGACCTTTTGATTTAGATGTAAGAGAACATAAGAATGATGGTTCAAATCGTGGTATCTATACTGCTGATAGTAGTGGTAAATATGAGAGTGGTGAGTTTACGGCGACTGAATCTGAAGCAAGACTTGCCTTAGGTTTCTCACCAGGCAAAGCATATGTAAAAGGTTATGAATTAGAAACTACAGGTACAAAATTTTTAACAATACAAAAAGCAAGAGATGTACAAACAGTTAACAACTCAACAACAAGATTAAATATAGGTTCGTTTTTAGATGTCACAAACATTCATGGTCTTCCTGACTTAGGCACAGTATCAGGTGAGACTGAGGCATTTAAAGAAATAACTTTATTAAAAGAAGCAACATCAAGTAGAGGTACTGCAAATGTAGGTTCATCAACTGACTTACATACAATAGGTCGTGCAAAACCTAGATTCTTTGAATACAAATCAGGCACAGCAGGTGCAACTTCAAGTAATACAACCTCAGTATATAAATTAGGTTTATTTAATGTTGACATGTTTACTCATGTTGTGACAACTGGTTCATTTACTTTAGCAGCAGGAGAAACATTAACAGGCGGCACATCAGGTGCAACTGGTATTATTGAAGCAACTTCTGTCGCTGCTGGGTTATATATTCTTTCAAATGTAAAAGGCACATTCGTATCAGGTGAAACAGTCACAGACGAAACAGGTAATAGTGCTACTGTAAAAGCAAATGCAACTGATAGAAACGGTGTTCAGACTTATACTATTGCTGATGTAAAACAAGTTTCACAAGCAAGTGATCCAGTATTTACAGCAGACACAGTTTTATCAACAAGTGCTGCTGATACAACTGACGATAGTTTTAAAACATTATCAGGTACAATTACATTTGGTAATAATGATACTACCGCTGTAGGTCAAAATACAAGATTCACAAGTGAGTTAATTACTGGTGATGTAATAGAATTTACTGACAACACAGGTGAAACACTTACTGCTGTTGTTTCTGCTATTACAAGTGATACTGCATTAACAATCGCAACTGCAACAAGATCAGCAGATATTACAACTGCTTCACCAATTAGAAGAAGAAGAGCAAAATTAAATAATGTAGATCAAAACTCACTTATCTACAAACTACCTGCTAATGTTATTAAGACTTTAAAAACAGACGATAACTCAGGTATTACAGATACAAGTCATAAAGTAAGAAGAACATTTGTAGAGACTTTAGATTCAAATGGTACTGCTACATTCAATGCAGGTGCAAATGAAACATTTGATAGTCATAGTGAGGCAGACTTTACTTTACATATAATGACTGCAGGTGCAAGTTCAGGTGCTGTTGGTGATCTTGTTTCTCTTTCTGGTAATAACCATGAGGGTTCAGCAATCTTTACCTTAACAGGTACTCCAACAGGTAGACAGTTATCAGTAGATTTAGGTGCTAACTTTAGAACAGCAAAAGTAAAATTATCAGCAACTATAACAAGAAGTGTTGCAGGTGAAAAAACAAAAACTCTATCCTCAGATTCAACTACAACTGTAAATACATTAGCACTAGCAAGTGAAAGTAGAATAAGTTTAGGTAAGGCAGATATATTTGCTTTAAAATCTGTACATATGGCAGCAGACTTTAGTACAGCAGCAACAACAAGTGATACAGATATTACAGATAGATTTGATTTAGATAATGGTCAAAGAGATAGTTTCTATGATATAGGTTCTATTATTAGAAAACCTGGTGCTCTAGCGCCAACTGGTAGATTATTAATTACATTTGATTTCTTCTCACATGGGGCAGGAGATTACTTTAGTGTAGATAGTTATTCAGGTGCTGTTTCATACGGAAACATTCCTTCTTTTGATAGTCCATCAAAAGGATTATTAGAATTAAGAGAGTGTGTTGATTTTAGACCAAGAGTTTCGGACGATAGTGAAGTTGTAGGTTTCAATAATAAAGACGCTACAGGTGCAAAGAATTTTGTAAACTCTGGTGCATCCGCTGTTGATATGCCTAAACCAGGTAGTGATCTTACAAGTGACTTTGAATTTTATCTTGCAAGAACAGACGGAGTTGTTTTAACTAAAGATGGTGAATTTGAACAACTATTAGGACAAAGTGCAATAGACCCACAAAGACCTGATATAGTTGATGACGCTATGTTATTATATTATTTACATTTACCAGCGTTTACTTTTTCTACTGATGATGTAATAGTGACACCGCTTGATAATAGAAGATTCACAATGAGAGATATAGGTAAACTTGAAACAAGAATTAAAAATGTAGAATACTATACTCAACTCTCATTATTAGAACAACAAGCAATCAACACACAGATACAAGACGCTGTGACAGGTTTAGATAGATTTAAAAATGGTATTATAGTTGATAGTTTCAAAGGTCATAATGTAGGCGATGTTAGATCGTCTGAGTACAGAGCAGGTATTGATATGGTAGAAGGTGAGTTAAGACCTACACACTTTACTGATCAAGTAAAATTAATTGAGAGTTCATCATTCAATACAGATAGTTTAAGAAGTGGTCAAGGTTATCAAAAAACTGGTGACATGATAACACTACCTTATACACATGCTGTTATGGTTGAAAATGAATTTGCAACTAAATCAGTAAACTGTAATCCTTTCTTAGTATTTCAATATCAAGGTGAGATTTCATTATCACCAGATACAGACGAATGGAAAGATATCGATAGAAGACCTGACTTAATTATAAATGATGAAAATTTATTTGATACTATGACTGCTTTAACAGCAGGTACAAATAGTTTTGGTACTGTATGGAATGAATGGCAAACTAACTGGACAGGTAGATTTACAAATAGATCATCATCAGGTAATACAACAACAACTGTACAAGGTAGAACAGGAACAGCAACAAGAACAGGTATTACTAGATCGATTGCAGGTTCAAATGTTATATCACAATCATTTGGTAATCGTGTAGTTGATGTTGCATTTATACCTTTCATTCGTTCTCAAACAATTACATTTACTGCAACTAGATTAAAACCTAATACTAGAGTTTTTCCTTTCTTTGATAATGAAGATGTATCAACAAGTGTCACACCAAATGCTGGTGTTCTTGGCGGTGCATTAACTACTGACGCAAACGGTGCTGTATCAGGAACATTTACAATACCTAATAGTGATACAGTTAGATTTAGAATAGGTGAAAGAATATTCAGATTAACAAGTTCATCAACAAATGCAAGTGATGATGATAGCGTTGATACTTTTGCAGAAGGCACATTTACTGCTCGTGGTTTACAAGTCACTACTGAACAAACAATACAATCAACAAGGGTGCCAATTATTAGATCAGAAACAGTTTCACAAGAAGAAGCAAGAAGAACAGTAGATCGTGTGACAACCGTTGTAAGTAATCCACCATCAAGTGGCGGAGGCGGCGGAGGCGGTGGTAATAATCAACCAACATTTAGAAGACGAAGAAGAAGAAGAAATGCAAGAGGTAGTAGAGCGAGAAGGCGTAGAGATCCTATCGCACAATCATTTTTCATAAATGATTTAGAGGGTGCATTTGTTTCAAAAATAGATTTATACTTTGAAACAAAAGACGATAATATACCTGTAAAAGTATATCTTGTAGAAACAGTTGAAGGAAGACCAGGCACTAGAATTGTACCATTTAGTGAAGTAATACTAAACCCAAGTTCAGTTAATACATCAACTGACGCTTCAAGTGCAACAACATTTACTTTCTCTAGTCCTGTATTCTTACAAGGTGGTAAAGAATATGCTGTTATAGTAAAACCTGACAGTCAAAAATATAAAGCATTTGTTTCTAGATTAGGTGATAATATTTTAGGAAGTGATAGACGAGTTTCACAACAACCTTTACTAGGTTCTTTCTTCCGTTCACAAAACACAACACTATGGACAGAAGATCAAATGGAAGATTTAAAGTTTACTTTATATCAAGCACAATTTACAGTTGATACAGAGGGTACTTTATTATTAACAAACGATACTGTCGCAAGTAAAACATTAGGTAATAATCCTATTGAGACAGATAGTAGTTCAGGTAGTGGTTCTGCTTTTGGTGGTAACCCTAACATTATTCGAATTAAACACCCAGGTCACGGTATGAATGATAGTAGTCCAAGTAAAGTCACAATATCTGGTTTATCAAGTACAGGTGACTTTAATGGTATTGCAGGTAGTGTTATTAACGGCACACATAGTATAGGCAATGTCACAGAGGATACATACACAATCACATTATCAGGCGACCCTGCAACATCAACTGGTGCTGTAGGTGGTACTGTTGTTGTTGCAACACAAGATCGTGCTTACGAAGTTATACAACCTCAAATAGGTCAATTAATTTTACCAGAGACAGATGTTTCACATTCTGTTAAAACAACAACTACACAATCAATACACGGTAGTGAAACTGCATATTCAAAAGATACAACATTTACAAATGTTATTGCAAACGATAACTATTATTTCACAAGTGCAAAAGCAATACTAAGTGGTATAAATGAAACAACTTACTTATCAAGTGCTAAATCTTTTGATTATCAAATTAAAATGATAACTGCAAATCCAAACTTATCACCTGTGATTGATTTAAATAGAACAAATGTATTATGTATTCATAACAAAGTAGATAGTCCTACTAATAGTAATACAACTGGTTTCATAGCAGAAACAGATCCAGATGGTGGTAGTGCTGCTGCAAAATATATAACGAGAGAAGTCACACTAGAAAATCCTTCAACTGCTCTTGAAGTAAGACTAGCAGCAAATGTTTTTCCTACATCAGAGATTGAAGTGTATCGTAAGACAAGAGCACCAGATGATGAAACACCTATGAGTGAAATACCTTATGTTGAAATGACACAATCAAACACTTTACAAAATAGTGAAGAAAGATCACAGTCACCTTACAACGAAGCGTATAGAACAAATTTCTTTGACTTCAATTATGGTGAAACAGACATACCTGAGTTCGGGTCATTTAAAATTAAAATAGTAATGAAGGCAACTAACCCTGCATATCCACCTAGAGTAAAAGATATGAGAACAATAGCATTGGCAATATAATGAGTTATATAAAAGTAGAAGGTCACACATCATTAGTAAGAGAAAGAGTATCTAATGGTATTGTGAACACAGATAAAAATGCCTATTCAATTTATATGCAAAGAGTTAGAGAGGCAAGAAAAAGTAATAATGATTTGAGATATGCTGTAAGAGAAATAAATAATTTAAAAGCAGAGTTATCTGAAATAAAAGAATTATTAGGAAAATTGGTAAAATAAAATGGCAGTAAGAAGTGTAGCAACGACACAAACATTAGATAATTTTAGAACGACTTTTAATTCGTTAGGTACTGATGTTGGTGACTTATCATCTTTAGGCACAACTGCTAAAGGTTCGATTGTAGCAGCAGTAAATGAAATTAATACTAGTATAACTGGTACTGGTTTTACTTTATCTGATGGTTCTACTACACAATCAATTGTCACAGGTAATACTTTATTAGTCACAGGCACAAGTATTTCTGCTACTGTAAGTGCAACTGATACTTTAACACTTGCGATTGCAAATGATGTATCAGAAAATGTTTACTTTGATTTATTAGGGGCACAACATAATGCTGATGGTTCAAATACATATACAGAAATTGAAGTAAAGAGAATAACTAAAACATCTGCTCATATATACCATGGTTCAGGTTCATCATTAGGATATACTCTTAATGGTGTAGAAGCACCTTTCATACAATTTGAACCAGGTAATACATATAGATTTGATCAATCAGATAGTTCTAATAGTTCACACCCATTAGCATTCTATCTAGATTCTGGAAAAAATACACAATATACAACAGGTGTCACAACAAATGGTACACCAGGTAGTTCAGGTGCATATACACAAATAGTAGTATCAACTGCAACGCCTCAAAGATTGTATTATCAATGTTCTTCACACTCTCTTATGGGTAACCTTGCAAGAACATCATCAACAAGTTTTGCTGATACAACTGGATCAGCAATATTAACAGTCACAGGTGGTTCTATAACAGATAGTTCAGGTGCAATATCATTTGGTAATGAGAATTTGACAACGACTGGAACTATTGAGGCTGGGAACATTACAAA